GATTCGAACCCCAACCTTCTGATCCGAAGGCACGGGCGGGTGACGTAACTAGGCACGACGCGAGTTCAACTATCGCGTAGTCGAGGGTGTCTGGAACCCAGACTGTCGTCATCGTTGTCGTCAGAACTGTCGTCAGCTCACGGTGCGAAACAGCGCTGGCCGGACCCCAAGAACTGATCCACTTGATCAATCCAGTGGGGTCAGGCCAAGACGAAGAGAACCCCGTTAGATGCTCCAGCGGGGGAATATATGCGGGAACACCTTCTGTGGTGAAGCGCTCATAACGTCGTCTTGATCGGTGCTGGCGTGGACGCGATCTCGTCGAGCACCTTGTCTGGTGTCGCACGCTGGACGAGTACGCACAGGGCGGCAGAGCCTGGAGGGAGCGTCGTTGCCAGGTCCTTCATGAACTGATCATTGATGCGGCAAGACCTGAAGTAGCAGAGAGCGCGATTACGAGACTGAACGAAGCCGCCGGAAGACTCTACAAGAACGGCGCAGGTATTGATGGATTGATCAATGCCTACTTTGCACAGATAGCCTGGTCCGGGGCCCTGTCCAGCGAGGATGTAGTTAACTTTGGCGCGCGGCGTATTGAACAAGTAGCGATTGTTCCGGTCTAGCAGATCCGGTTTGTCTACCTGGACGGTGAATACGTGGCGCACCAGTCAGCGGGGACTGGTCAGGTGACGAGGGACAGATCGCAAACGGGAGAAACGTTTGGCCTGATTCGATTGAATCCTGCGACATACAAATACTTCGCGCTGACGACTGTGGAAAACAGTCCGTACGCAAAGCCACCGGCATCAGCCGCTGTTGGCGCAATCACCGGGCCACAGGCCGACATGCTCGACAACGTCAAATGGATTTCAAGAAAGCTTGGAATTCTGGGGCTGGTCAGCGTGATGGTGACGCCGCCGCCGAAACGGCCAAACGAGACCGAAGGGGAATACCAAACACGGGCACAAAAATATCTTGGATCGGTTAAGGAGGCCCTGGACCAGAACTTTAATAAAGGTTTGTTGGTGACGTTTCGCGATCAGAAGGTCGAGCACGCGAACGTGGCATCGGATGCTCGTGGAGCATATGACTTGTGGCGAATGAACGAAGAACAGGTGATGAGTGGTGTCGCGATGCAGCCGGCGTTCTTTGGCAGAACCGATTCGACCACGGAGAGCTATGCAGAAGTGGTCTACAGTCTGCTGCTTGCACAGGTTGGGAACATACAGCGCCTGGTAAAGCGAAGGCAGGAGGCGACGTACAAGCTGGACCTGCTGCTTGGCGGGATCGATGTGAAGAAGGTCTCGCTGACATTCAACAGACCACATGCACGCAGCCCGATGCAGGAGGCACAGGCCGATCAGGTACGGATGCAAACTGCAATAGAGAAGGTTCGAGCGGGAATTATCTCGGCCGATCACGCAGCGCAGGAATTGGGCTATGACAGTGCTTTCGATCCATCGCTGACTCCAGGATTTCGCGAAGCAGTTAAATCAGCGACCACAGCGGCAGGAGTGACAGGACGTTCACAGGTTAGAGTTAGTTTTGATCGACGAAAACAGGGATATCAGAGGTTAGAGGTTAGTAGGTGGTGAGTGGGGTGGAGGATTGAGAGGGTCGATGAAAAATAGAATTGAAATCATAAGCCAGGAGCAGCGCAGGGCGAAGGTGACCATGTTGCTGCCGATTGTTGGAAGTCAGTGGGTTGGGGGCGAGGCCGCTAAAGAATTCGGGGGGCTGGCGAGCGGAGAACACGTTGATGGCGCTCAAGGACTTAGGGCCGCAGACGGTTTGGGTTTCGATAGCGTCCAGGCTCTGAAGCCGGTTGAGGGTGACTATATCTATCCGGTGTTTCGTGCGTTGAGCGCTTCGGTTATTCCGGGTTACTGGCTGGATTACTCAAGACCTGGAGTGCTGGAAGAGTCGGCGTCCATGTTGCAAGGTCAGACGGTTTACAAGAACCACGACTTTATGGACGTCGAGCAGTGGGTGGGAGTTGTCAATCGTTCATTTTGGGATCCGGCCGGAGAGCATAGCGGCAATGTTTCTGGGATCAATGTCGAAATGAAGATCGATTGGCGGATGAATCCGCGTATTGCGAGAGGCCTGTTGATGCAGCCTCCGGCGATACATTCGGCCAGCGTGACGGTGCTTTTCGAATACGACTACTCCCATGCGCAACTTGCTGAAGAGGGAAAATTTTGGGAGGCGATCGGCGAAGAAGTTAATGGCGAGCTCGTTCGGTTGCTGGTAACGAAAATCCTCGGCTACTGGGAAATCTCGCTGGTCTTTCAAGGCGCCGACCAACTTGCCAAGCAACTTCCGGACTCGCAGGGGAAGAAAGAGGAAATGTCGATTGGAAGGCGTGAAGCGAATTCGCTGCAGGTTGCCGGCGAGCAAACGCGACTAGCTCTTACGCCGCCTGTTATCGAAGCACTGGGCCTGGTTGTTGAGGACCGCAGCGGCCTAACGGAAGAAGCGGTGACGGCGAGATTGAAGCAATTAACCGCGGCAGCGGAGACAGGCGAATACCTGTTGCAGACCGTGCGCAACGAAGCGTTTCGCGTAGCCCGGCTTGCAGAAGCAAAGGAAGAGTTTGCGCTGGGCGTTCCAATCGAACAGTTGATCGATAGGGCGACGCCAAAGGAGCTTGAAGAGATTACAAAATTCTATGCAGCGCGCGTTGCACGCGGGTTCCCGCATACGTGCCAGTCGTGTGGGGCAACCAGTCACACGGTTCGGTCTTCGATCGAGGCAGGGATGGAAGCGTCAGCGCAGGGGGAGGAGTTAGCGATAGCGAATTCGTTGCACTAAGCAGGGGAAGGGGGAAAGGGGAAGGGGTAAGGGGAAGGCTGCGCGCTGGCGCGCGAATACTTTTAGTTATAGCAGGAAGAGTGACTCGTAGTCTGGGGAGTTGAGGTTGATAACTGACTATTGATTGGGAGGTGTTGATGAAGTTACGAGCGCAGATTGAGGGGTTGGCGGTTCCGGCGACGATTGCCGCGGTGCTTGCCAGAGACGTGATTGTCGCGATCACAGGTAATAGAACCGTTAATAAAGCAGGTGCAGATGCATTGGCGATTGGACGATTGAGCGTATCTGCAAAGGCAGCAAACGAAAGCGGCACTGTTGAGACGCGCTTTAAGGCGCTAATCGAGGTGAAAGCAGATGGAGCAATTGCGGCCGGCGACGTGGTTAAACTTTCGACCGCCGATGGAAGTGGAAACCAGCGAGTAAAGAAATGGGTGGGGCAAACGGACGCTGCAGCAGGTGACAAACCGGAAACGATGTTTGGCGTTTGCTGGAATGGCGCTGCGGATGGGGGAGTGGTGGAAGTACTTACGTACTGAGAGAAGAGGCCAGAGGTTAAGGCAAGAGGTCAGAGGATAGAAAAGAGAGATCAGAGGAAAGAGGCCATGTGCGAGGTACGTCAATTTCTAACCTCCAACCTCTGGTCTCTGCATTCAAATTATTAACGAGGTGAAGAGGATGACGACTGCAACGCACGGGCTGAAGGGTAAGGTTCGCGAGATCGTTCGCGAAATGGACGCGCTAAGAAGCAGCAACAGGAATCCGCGCAATATCGGCCTGCGCGAGTTTCTGTCAGAGCGCTATGAACTAACACCAGGCCACATGTATTCGGAACTGGGCATCGAGGCCGGCACGACGGTTCAGGAATTGATGTCGGATCGGGACAATGCCTATTTACTGTCTGAAGTGATTCGAGATGGGATGTTGCGGGGAATGGGATTGGCGCAACGAGAGCAACTTGCCGCGATTAAGAGAAATGTGATTTCGCAGGCGCCGATTTCGAGCGAAGGCAATGGCGGAGCGCGCTATATCACGCCAGAAGTTTTTCTGGACCCCGTGATGCGCGGGGCGGTGCAATCAGTTTTCTATCCGGACCTGGTCGTGCGCGAGATCATGGTTGGGCAGCCGACCGCGACCATGCCAAGACTTGATCTTAGCGACGCTTCAGTTGGCAACTCAGAAGAGGGAGCCACCATTGAAGAAGGGTCTGTGACATACGGGAGCAAGGATATACGGCTGAAGAAACAGGCAAAAGGAATCAAGATCACTTACGAAGCGCTGAAATTCAACACGCTGGACCTTGTGGCCTTGTTCTTTGAAGACTTTGGACGATTGTTGGGAAACCGGTTGAATGGCGAGGCTGTGCTCGCGATCATTAACGGCGATCAGGCAGACGGATCGGAAGCGGCGGCAGTGGTCGGGGTCGAAGACACTGCAAAAGGCGTTCAGTACATAGATATTCTGCGTCTGTGGATAAGGCTGAGCCTGTTGGGGCGCCGCAGCACGTCGATCGTAGGGAACGAAACAACAGCGATCACATACCTGGGGCTTGACGAGGTTAAGGACAAACAGTTCACCGGCAGCGCCCTGTTGCCGACGATGGTGAAAACGCCGCTGCCGACCGATCAGGACATCTATGTCAGCACAAAGATACCGACGGATCAACTGGTGTTTCAGGACAGCTCTGCATCGCTGGTGCAGTTGACGGCGTGGCCGCTGATGCTCGAAGTCGAAAAGATAGTGAGCAAACAGATCGAAGGGACTTTCGCTTCGATCTACACGGGGTTTGCCAAGCTGCAGCGCAATGCAAGCGTCGTCCTGGACCAGAGCATTCCGTTTTCTGCGAATGGGTTTCCGGCGTGGATGAGTCCGTTTGGTGAATGATGACAGATGTTGGATGTCAGATGTTAGATGTTGGTGAAGAGGGGTTGGAGGGAGTTGGGGCAGGCGGGGCGGAGGTCAGTTACTGACCTCTAACCTCTAGCCTCTAACCTCTCTTATTGGGGGGGTGGATATGAGTGGGAAAAGTTTCAAGTTGAGGGATGAGAGCACGGGGTTTCATGATCCGGAAACGGGGTTGAAGGTTGTGCGAAATCAAAAGGTCAAGGTTGGTAGTGCGCCGGGAAAAATGACGATGCAGGCAATACAGGTCGGGCGGTTGGTGGAGGTTGAGACGGAGCCAGGGATTGCTGAGGAGGGGGAAGTACGTACCAGGGGAACGAGAGGCGGGGATGAAACCGAGAGGGGTGGTGGCACACGCGATAGGGCGAAGCGTTTAGGCGCAGAGGAGAGGGCAAGGCGGGAAGGTGTGGTGGAGACGGCAAAGCGGGGAGGCGGAAAGGCGGAGCTTTCGAAATCGGGAGACGGGAGTTTAGTGTGGCCGGACTGATTGATATAGATCTTCTGCGGGAGATGTTTTCCATAAGCAGTGACATCGTGGACGGCCGGTTTGGCGGGCCCCTCGGCGCTGCGTCAAGGCGATTGCGGGGATGGGTTGGGAATGGTGTCTATGAAGATGCAGCAGCGTTAACGCCTTTAGATGCTGACAGGACAGCGGAACTGAAGTTAGCCGAAGCCAACCTTGCAATGCATTTCGCGTTGCTGGGTTTAAACACGCAATTGCGTCCGAGTGGTGTGGTCAAGACCGAGCGAGTGGAGGGTGACACCGTAATCAATTACCTGACGCCAGCTGAAATAAAGCAATTGGCGGATCAGTACCTGAACCAGGCGGAAGAAATTGTCAGGCCTTATGCGATTGACGACTCGATTGATGCGGTGGCGTTGAGGAAGATCGGAGAGTAAATCAGCCGAGGATGGATGCGGAAGCGCGTGAATAGGCTGCACTTTAACAAACCACCGACTGCCGTCGGAGGGATTTAGAAGGGCTCACGAGAGACCCGAGTTTACAAACGGGTTTTATAGAGATGAGTGTTGAAAACGATACGTTTGAGTTTTTGGAAGAGGCGGTCGCAGCTGTCGCTCCGGACAACGCGCTTTACCGGATCGAAGTGCACGAGACGGTCTATCAGACCATTAAGACAGACCGCGGCGTGAGAGTAGGAAACGGCGAGTCGCAGCTTGCTCCTGTGCCGGATGGCGGGGCCATTGAAGA